ACGAATACAAGCACACCCGGAGGGATTCGAACCCCCGTCCACTTGGTTCGAAGCCAAGCACTCTGTCCTCTGAGTTACGGGTGCTTACTGTCCACGTCCAACACTTCAACGATCATGTAGACCATTCGTTCGTTGATCGCTTCACAAACATCGCCTAGCTGTTGGTGCGGTCTGACATACTGAGGCACGGTCTTATCCGTCACCAAGTCACGCATGATAATCACATGCGTTGCTCCGTTTTGTTCAGCTTGTCTCAGCCATCTTGCTATCATCATATACCTCATTGTTTGTTGAAGATCCCGTAGGCAGGATTCTGTTCTATGTCCACATTCATCTTTGCCACTACCCGGCGTCTCAGCATTGCTCACCTGCTCAGCCTGTTTGTGTTGCATCCTCCGTGGTACAAGCGACTGTTTAGGTCTCCCACGTTAAGCAATGATGTCCTGACCTTCCTCTGTTTCCAGCGTAGACTCGGATCTTCAAATCGGGCCGAGTGGATTTGAACCACCGATCTCTCGGTTATCAGCCGAGTGCTTTAGCCAACTAAGCTACGACCCATCAATCAGTGCTGCGGGAATCGAACCCGCTTGCTCCGCCCGGCCATTGGCGGTGTGTTACCTTTACACCATGTACACTGAATACCCTGACGGAGATTCGAACTCCGGATGCTAGACTGAGAATCTAGAGTGATGCCACTTCACTACCAGGGCAATAACCGGGTGCGAACAAGATAGCTCAAGCGACCCGGGGAAGATACAGACACCCGCTTTCGGTGCGGGGGAACCCATATTATTCTGTTGTCTGAAAAAAGTGTCTCCTATTCACCGGTTTCAAACTTGATGCACAAAGACTTTTTCGCGGTGAACACCATCGTCGTATGGTGCGCCCATGTTCCACACATATTCGTGAGCGTTGAGCGTTGGGTCCGCAAGTACGCACACCAGAACGTTGTGTAGGTCAAACATTTGCGGGTGGCCACTCTCTTCCGTGAGTAGCACTGCCAATTCGATCAGCTTGATGCCACCCGAATGCTCATGAACGATCTCTCGAATTCGTTTTTGCAAATTCATTCTTCCTCACCACCCGATAAACGTTCTAGTTCCTTGTCGAGAGACTCCACCATATCGGCGAGGGCTTCCTCGGCGACAGGATCGGCACGGATGTCGTCACGATCGGCTCGATCAGCATTGACGAGCAATTCATACTCACGACCGTTTGCCGTAATCAAGATGCGATGCACGTCGATCTCAAATTTTTCAATCGTGATCGGGCAATACCCGCACTCGCAGCTACCTTCCATCGTCGGCAATCCTGCCTGTGCAAGTAAAATACTTGCCAGCATATGATTGTCAACCGGACTATCTTCTAACAAATCTATCATAACTCCGGTGCCTGGGCTCGAACCAGGAATACTAAGTTAACAGCTTAGCGTGATACCAATTTCACCATACCGGATCTATAAACCAGCCCACAGAGATTCGAACTCTGACTAAGAGGACCAAAACCTCTTGTGCTACCATTACACTATGGGCCAAATGGGTGGGGTTTTAAGGATCCCCAGGTTACACCCCTAACCTCGCCGCCTTTGTTGGCGGGCGTCAACTCTCGTTAACCTTCCGAGTACAAGGTCTTGACCCCTTGCGTTTTATCGCTTCATTTAAGACTCTCCCCCCGTAGGACGCGCCCCGCGACACACACTTGTAGTTTACGGTGTGCATCGCGTGGGGCGGCCCCGGTTGAGCATGAGTCTACAATCAGTGGAGCCCACTCGCTGGAACGACAAACGGGCATTCCCCGATTGTCAGGCGCATAGCGCCATACAAGGTTCCGAACACGAAGTCATCAATACCTTTTTCACGAAATGGTTGGACTCGAACCAACGACTTCCTGGCTTGCCGCCAGGCGCTCTGCCATCTGAGCTACACCCGCTATTATTGTATTGACTTCCCCTTTGTGCAGGCCTTCCACCGATAGCATAATCGGCGTAGGTTGTCAAAAATGTGACGAGAGGGAATCGAACCCCCGGCGCTCGGTTCTTCAAACCGACGCTCTACCGCTGAGCTACCGCCACGAAGTTGGGGATTTTGCGAGGCAGGCACCCCCGGCCTCTACGCACTATGGTAGCGTGCAACCTCGGCTTGAACTCGCCGTGAGTAGACTGAACCCCGTCTCTGGGAGCCTGTTTTCTGTCTGTGCCAAGACTCATAAAATCTATTTGCTCGTAGGTGAGCTAATCCATTAGCATTCAAGTATTTGTCAGTATGACATTGTATTTCCCATTACTAAACCACATAGAACCATATTTGGCGGACGGTGGGACTCTTTGCATTCCCCGCGAGTCGTCAATACAACTTCCCGCCCTAGTACCAGACGCAAGGCCTTACGGCTGGTGCTTATTCATCTTCAATACGCCTGAGAGGATTCGAACCTCCACTGAGCCCCTAATCTGGGAGCCGTTTTACCTGCTTATAAGGCAGGGGTTTTACCAATTAAACTACAGGCGCAGAGAACATCTATTTAGTCGATCGCAAGAGTAAACTTCTCAGCATCTTTCGATTCGTAGTAACTTCCTACCGGTCGTTTGATCGACCACCGCTTGTTGATCCACTTGTATGACGAATACCCTTGGCTTGCCGGGGCTTGAGCCCAGATCGGACGATACTCTTGCACAACGTACAACTTGCTCAGCCAGTACCAGCACCCGTCGATGCATCTTGGAATCAAAACTCGTCTACGCACAAGGCGAAGATCGCCGCGACTCCAACCACTACATCCCATTCCGCTTGCTGTCCTCATTTCGCTCGTTTCGTGAGCAGACTTCGAATCTTGCTGATGACGGTAAGAACCGTCAGATACGCGAGAAAACCAATCCCTGCTACAACCGCCAGCATCAGTGCAGCACCTAAAACGGTGAACAACAATCCAAGCAGCAACGCCACGATGGCGAACGGAAGCGCCATGTCCATGTGATGAATCCGAAAATCTTGCCCGCGACGAAAAGTCCCGTCAGAAGCAACACCAGCAAACCAAGAAATCCCATACCAGAACTGGTCTGCCTGACTGTCACTGTATTACTCATATCATGCTCCAAAAAAAGAGGGCTACCTATAGTATACACTATGGAACCCCCGAAGTCAAATCGAATGTGTCAATTTGTGTACTTCGGAATGTCCTCTTCGTTTATCGGCTCGATGCTCATGAACGTACCACTCGGCACAGCAACTTCCACAGCGTAGAAATTCCCACCGATTTGGTAGACGCGGTATTGGGAATTCCGCTCGATCTCGCTGGACCGAATTGGTTCCAACTGCTCGACCATGACTTCCCGCTTGAATTCTTCGATTTGATTTTCGCTCAACAGACTCATTGGACTTACCCTATCCTCTCACTAATACTTATGTCGTTTCAAACACCAAATTCAGGATCACGAACGCCGCCGCCATGAATCATTCCACCGCGGATGCAACTGTTGCCCATGTAGATCAACCGCTTGAAGGGCAACTGCTCCACAACCTTCGTACCGAAGTCCGGACGATGACTGATGCGGTGAGAAAGTCCCACCTCCCGTGCGAACACGAAACAGTCCTCAAAGTCCCCATTTTCGAGACAGACTCGCATTAGGGACTTGTTGGTCAGGACCAGCTTACGATACGCTCGGCGCTTCGCAAACTGCCAGATGTAGGGTCGCTTCGTACCGCTACAGTGCGTCCAGCAGCGGGCTGGCGCGTTCAGAAACGCTTCCAGCGCCTCGGTGCCGATCAGCCGTTCACTGTCGTTCAATTCGGGGATGTTCGGACTACCCATTGGAAACTCCCAATTAAGAGGGCGATGCAGAATACAAGAGTTGTATACTAAAGGATACCATACTGGCGGGAGAAGTCAAGCGATATGGTCGAAATCGGTCAATTCCCAATCGGTCTATGCAGGGTGTGTATTATCAGACGTTAAACTAGATAAAGCGAGAAAGTCCAAGAATTCCCTTGACTTCGCTCGCCTGTATTGTATAATTAAGTGTAGTGAAAGGGTTTTCTGCTCTTTAAAGCGTGGTGTGTATTCACCGAGGGAACAATCGAACGGGGATAAAATGCCGTAGCCAACCGGACCCTTCCCAGCCACACAGCCTCTCGGAGATAGCTGCATTCGGAGGTCCCACAGGGGACTGAACTGAATGAGGAGCAGAAAGCCCTTTCACTAAATACCCTTGCAGGGTGTAGCTCAGTTTGGCAGAGCGCCTGGTTCGGGACTAGGAGGCCGCAGGTTCGAATCCTGTCACCTTGACTTACGCACGAAAGGTTTTTGAAATGATGACTCGACACGATGTAAAGCCCGGACAGGTTCTTCACCGTCGCCACAATGGCGAGCGGGTCGTGGTCGTGACAGTCCACCACCATCCCGGCGACAGTCTTTTCGTCGTCACCCCCGAACGGAAGATCAAGGGCGCCAAGGTCTTTTCGCTGAGTAGCGGGTTCCGAGAGTTGCCGCGGTTCGGCGAGGACAGGTAAATCAGAAAACCACAACCCCAATGAACAACCCCGCTTTCGCGGGGTTTTTTATTTGCTCACACTTTCAATCCACGACTTTTCGGTTTGCCGCGAAACTTCGAATCGAAGTCTTGCGAACGGAATCCACTTCCAGCACCCGATTGATCGGATTCTTGCCCGGTGTCGGTCAGAGTTACTTGGGCCTGTTGTGCTACGTCGAACAGCTTCATCTTTGGTCGGTCGATACCCACCACAAACTTGCGATTCACCGCCACGTCGTTGTACCGGTTCTTCAACTGTTTCACCAATACCTGGCCCAGGGCGTCCATATCCTCGGTTCGAATCAAGGCAAACATGAAGTCCGCTGTCGCTGGCAGACCAAACGATTCAGACGTGTCCTCAAGACCAACATCGGTACTATTGTATCCCGATCTGTTGGTTTGAGTAGCTGACACGATAGGTACATTATATTCAACCGCAAGTCCTCGCAATTCCTCGGCAATCGCTTTGACGTAGGTGTACATACCCACGTTCGCGTTTGCTGAGAATCGTGCAGATGCACAGATGTTCAGATAGTCGATGAAAATGATGTCTGGTTTGAAGTTTCTCTTGAGCCGCAACTCGTTCAGCAAATGCCGAAAGTGGGTCACGTTCGCGGTCGCGGTCGGGTACTCTTTGATAATCAGCTTACCCTTGCACTTCTTCTCGATCCGCTCAATTTTCTTGTCATACATCGACTTCGGCAATGTTCGCACGTCGTCGATTGGCAACCCCATCAAGTTAGCGTCGATTCGCTCACCTATGCGTTCTTCTGCCATTTCGCAAGTGATGTATAGAACGTTCTTACCGTCAGCGAGTGCAGACGCGGCATAGTGACACATGAACAATGACTTGCCGACACCTGTACCGGCCATGCAGATGTTCAGCGTCTTGTTCGATAGTCCACCGTTCGTAACCTTGTTGAAATACTCAAGGTCAAACGGGACTTTCGCCTCAACCGCATGGTAGAAATCGTACCGGTCATCAGCGTTCTCGATGAAATCGTGACCAATGTGCGGGTCGAACGAAATTGCCAAGGCTTCGGTGAGGATTTGCGGGATCGCCGTGCGGGTCAGCTTCTTCTGCTTACCGTCAATGATATGAATGGCGTCTATGATTCCATTATGCAACGCCTTGTCTTTGCAGAATTGCTCAGCATGATCGAGCAACCATTCTTCGTCGTTGGTTTCGTCTTTCTGCTTCTCACACTGATTCAAGACCTCTGTAGCGTTCTTGAATTGGTCCTCGGAAAGGTTCTCATTATCATTAAGTGCAATAAC